AATCTGCTATCGGTAGAAGGCGAAGACCATAAGGCTAAAGGCAAAGCTAAGCCAATAGTTAATAAGTTAAATATGTCTTCTAAAGATGGTATGAATAGCAAAGCGTTTATAGATATGGTGGAGCAGATAGGTGATAGCCACGATTCGCATTGTGATATTCATATTGATGTAATAATGAAACAACACAGGTACTAATATGAAGACTTTTAACTTTAGGAAACCAAACGTAGCTGAGCTTGAAAATGGTACAGTAGAAGTTGAGCCAATACAAGCTATGAGCTATAAAAAAGCTGTTAAGTCATTTCAAGCTAAACACCCTGAGCTTAAATATGTAGATGTCGGAAGAATAATAAAAGATGGAAGTTATAAAGTGTCTTGGCAAAAACTTCCAATGGGTAGGAAGAAGAAGCTAGGAAGATGATAGACAATTATACAGCAACAGGTATAGCCGAAGGTTTTATTGAGTGTGAAGACGAAGACACTTATATAAAAGCGTGGCAACACCTAATAGATACGGGCTTATGTTGGTCTTTACAAGGTCGTTTTGGAAGAACAGCAATAGAGCTTATTGAAAAAGGCGTATGTAGGAAGGCGGACAAATGAAAGACCTAAAAGAGCTAAGGAAGATATTAGCAGATTGTCTCAGAGACCCAAGAAATGACTTTGAGTTAATAGAAGACTACTCAGATGTTGTTTATGATGTAGGTTATATGAGAGCACTTTGCTATGTACTAAGAAAGGATAAACTTGCTAATATGATTTCAGCTAAGTTTATGAACGAGTAGGATATGATTGAAATATTTGAAATTTTTTGGTCAGCACCTATTGAGCTAAGAGTTATAATATTGGCGGGTTTAATCTCGCCAGTATTTCTATTAAGAAATTCTGATAAGTAAGAGCTCATACTTATGAGATAGGGGGTACACCTAGCGGGGTACTCCCGACCTTATTTTTTTTTAAAATTCAGGCTTTACATAGCTGAGCTGAGCTACTAAAGTGCCCGTATGTAGAAGCCTAAAACATAAACACAATAACTTAAAGGAGTTTATACAATATATGGATAGTAAACAGACATTACTAGAAATAATGCCTAAATACTCAGACCAATTAAAACACGAAAAAGAAATGGCTGAGCTAGGTAAACACAGAACTAACAAAAGACGAGTCTCTCACGTTGAGCGTGAAGAGGAGTCTGTGACGAGCTATGGAAAAGTTATGGTAGCCAACACAATCAGACCTTTAGCCAATGCGATAGCTGAGTATATACAAGAGACAGCTAAGAAGACCATAGGAAAACCACCTATTGCTTTTGTTAAGATGTGTGAAGTCTCACCTGAAATACTTGCTCTAATCACGGGTAAGCATATAATCAATACAATTACACAATACAAACCTTTAACTGCTACTTGTATTAGTCTTGGCGGTAAGATTGAGACTGAGATAGCTTTGAAGAACTTTAAGTTTTTAAATCCTGAGCTTTATGAAGCTGTTAAACAAGATTTAGATAAAAGGTCTTGGAATTATGTTTATAAAAGACGTAAGCTAAGAGAGAGTGCTAAGCGTGGAATAGTTAAATGGGAAGAGTGGACTACACCTGAAAAACTACACGTTGGATTAAAACTAATTGAGATGTTAATTGTCTCAACTGGCTTAATTGAAATTGGTATGGAAACTATCAATCATAAAAAAGCTAAGATTATCAAACAAACACATAAGACTAGAGAATGGATTAAAAATAGAAATAGCTTTAATGAGCTATTAAACCCTGAATACTTACCAACAGTTTTACAACCTAAGATGTGGAGCTCAGTTGTTGGTGGTGGATATTGGACTAAGGAATTGCCTGAGTTAGATTTGGTTAAACAAAAAAATAAACAATTTAAGAGAGAGCTTGAAAACTTTGATATGCCTGAAGTTTATAGTGCAATCAATATAATGCAAAGTACAGCTTTTAAAATTAATAAGTTTATTTTAAATGTTATGCAAAAGGCTTGGGATAATGGAGACGCTATTGGTGGTATGCCACCTAATAGAAATTTAGATATACCAAACAAGCCTCACGACATAGAGACTAATAAAGATTCAAGAAAAGATTGGAAGAGAAGAGCTGTTATAGCTCATACTGAAAATGCTCGTATGTTTTCTAAGAGATTATTGTATGCTAAAATAATTTGGTTAGCTCAAAAGTTTAAAGACTATGCGACATTATTTTATCCTTTACAATTTGACTTTAGAGGAAGAGCTTATTGTGTCCCTGCATTTTTAAATTATCAAAGTATTGGTGGAGCTAAGGCTTTGCTTTTATTTTCTAATGGTAAAGAAATAACTCCTGAGAATAGAGGAGAGTTTTGGTTAGCCGTACACGGAGCTAATATGTATGGGAATGATAAAGTATCTTTAGAAGATAGAGTTAAATGGGTTAATGATAATGAAGAGTGGATAGTTAGATGTGCTCAAGACCCTTTTAGACATAGAGAATGGGAAGACGCTTCTAATGGTTTTCAATTCTTAGCGTGGTGTGATGAGTGGAGACGTTATCAATCAAGAGGAATAAATGAAAAGTTTATATCTCATTTACCCGTTAATGTTGATGGGAGTTGTAATGGTCTTCAATTATATTCTTTAATGTTAAGAGATAGTGTAGCGGGTAAGTTAGTTAATTTACTTCCGTCAGATACACCTCAAGACATTTATCAATTAGTTGCTAATGCTGTTAATGAAAAGTTAAAAGTACACGCTTCAGAAGATAGACCTTATGCTCAGCAGTGGTTAGATTATGGAGTTAAGCGTTCTACGACTAAACGAAGTATTATGACAATTTGTTATGGCTCAACAAGATACTCTTGCACGGATTTTGTAATAGAAGATTTAACCAAGAGAAAAGATAAAGGAGAGAGCCACCCTTTTGTTGATGATTTATTTAGACCTGCTTCTTATTTGGCTAGTGTCATTTGGGATAGCATAGGGGATAATTTAAAATCAGCTAGAGTTGGTATGAAGTATCTTCAGGAGATAGCTAAGATTGTTTCAAAAGAACAATTACCTATACACTGGGTTACACCAGTAGGATTTCCAGTTTATCAATCCTATCCTGAAATGAAGTCTAAAAGAGTTAAAGCTATGCTTATGGGAGAAGTTATAAAACCTCGTATTAATGCTGAGACTGATAAGACAGATAAATTGCGTATGTCAAATGGAGTAGCTCCTAACGTAGTTCACTCCGTAGATTCCGCAGGTATGATTAAGACTGTTAATATTGCACATAAAAATGGAATTAGAAATTTCTGTAATGTGCACGACAGCTTTGGTACGACTGCGGGTGATGTAGAAATGTTAAATAAAAGTATAAGAGAAGCCTTTATTGATATGTTTTCTAATCACGACATATTAGAGAAGTTCAGGGAAGATGTTGAGAAACAATTACCTGATAAATTGAAAGCTAAATTACCTGAAGTACCCTCAAAAGGTGATTTAGATATAAATAAACTGAGGGAAAGTAAGTTCTTTTTTGCGTAAGAGCATTAAAGTACCCGTACTTAGAACAATAAAACAGAGGAGACAAAATGGCGAAGAATAATAACGTCAAGGTAGTATCACCAGTTGGAGTTTCGCAATATGCGTGGCTAACGACACCTGATACTCGTTTTGATGAGACTGGTCATTATAAGACTAATCTTATTATAAACGCTAAACAAGCTCAGTCATTGAAAACTCAAATTGATGCTGAGATAAAGAAAAGCGTTGCTCTTGCTAAAGAGAAGGCTAAAGGAAAAGCTATTAAAGAAGCTCCTCGTCCTTATGATGATGAAATGATTGATGGTAAAGCATCAGGAAATGTCATTTTTAAATTTAAGACGAAGGCAAAAATTATAGCTAAAGACGGAAAGGTTATACCTAATAGAGTTGCATTATTTGATAGTGCAGGTAAACCTATGATTGACGCTAATGTTTGGTCAGGTAGTGAAATGAAAGTATCAGCAGAATTGATACCTTATTACACAGCTATGGCAGGAGCAGGTGTGTCAATGAGACTAAGAGCAGTTCAAGTGACTAAGTTAGTTGAAGGTGGCTCTAGTAATGCTAAAGGTTATGGCTTTGAAAAAGTTAAAGATGGCTATGAACAACCTGAAGCAGTAGCAGTAGAAGAAAATGTATCGCAGGAAACTTCGGCTGACTTCTAAACAAGTCGGAATACGATACGGATTTCGCTCAGGCTTAGAAGAGTCTATAGCGAAAGAGCTAAAAGATAATCGTGTAGTGTATGAATTTGAAAAGACTAAGTTGAAATATACTAAGCCTCAAAAGATTCATACCTATACGCCTGATTTTCATTTAACAAAGAAAAAAATTTTTATAGAAACAAAAGGATTATTTACTACTCAAGATAGACAGAAAATGAAATTGATTAGGGAGCAATACCCTAATTTAGATATTAGATTTATATTTTCTAATTCAAGAGCTAGGATAAGTAAGAAATCAAAAACAACTTATGGAATGTGGTGTGAAAGATATGGATATAAATATGCCGATAAGCACGTTCCGAAGGATTGGTTATGATAGGTAGAGTAATTTATAAACAAGAGAGCGTTCAATACTATTCAGAATCAAAAGATGAATGGATTGATGTAGATAATATGGACGAACAACATTGTCGTAATGCTCTTAAAAAAATTATCAGGAAGTATGGAGTAAATGAGCAACATAAGAAAAGAAACTAAATATATTGTTATTCATTCTTCAGAAACTAATCCGACACAGAATTTTGACGTAAAGGATATTGACATACAGCACAGAAAAGAAGGTTTGTTTTCTTGTGCATTTCACAAAGTCATTACTAGAAAAGGTGAAGTGCAAGATGGAAGAGATATACAAATCGCAGGTGCTCACGTTAATAGTAATGTTAAATTGTCAAATAAAAATTCTATTGGTATTTGTCTAATCGGTGGACAGACAATAGATGGTAAGCCCGATTGTAATTTTACTTTTAAACAATACGAAGCTCTTTTAGAGTTAATTCGTGATTTAAAAAAAGATTATAAAGAGGTTCAGATAGTTGGTCATAGAGATATGACTGACTCCTTATCTCCGCATTTTAACGTAAGTGAATTGCTGAGATAGTTTGTTTGTACCCCTTGAGGGAGTATATAATACTCAACGGAAAATCTTAAATGATTGGAATTGTGAGGCTAAAGCTCTCAAGGGGGAAATATTTAACAGAAAAAATTTATGGAAAAACAAGAAAGCAACTTTTTATATCATACGCCGTGCAATAATTGTGGCTCGTCAGACGCTAATTCCGTCTATGATGATGGGCACTCTTATTGTTTCTCGTGTAATACAACAACAAGAGGAAATGATTTGACACAACCCGCAAAAGAAAAAACAAGTAGTGAATTTATTAGTGGTACAGCAGTACCTTTAGTTAAAAGAAAAATAGATTTAGATACAGCAAGAAAATTTAATTATCAAACGGGAGCTTGGTTTGGAAGACCAGTTCAGATAGCTAATTACTATGATAAAGATAAAAATTTAGTTGCTCAAAAATTAAGAAACCCTGACAAAACATTTCAATGGTTAGGAGACGCAAAGAAGTCAGGTTTATTCGGACAACACCTTTGGAGAGATAAAGGTAAGATGATAATAATTACAGAAGGTGAGATAGATTGCCTTAGCGTTTCTCGTATCAACCAAAATAAATTTCCAGTAGTAAGTGTAAAGAGTGGAGCTCAAGGAGCTAAGAAAGATATTCAAAGAGAGCTAGAATTTTTAGAAGGATTTGATTCAGTAGTTTTAATGTTTGACCAAGATGAACAAGGTAAACAAGGAGCTATTGAATGTGCTAAATTATTCTCACCTAATAAAGCTAAGATATGTAGTCTTCCTTTAAAAGATGCTAATGAAATGTTAGTTGAAGGTAAGACTAGAGAATTAGTAGATTGTATATGGTCTAGTAAAGCATACAGACCTGATGGAATAGTTTTAGGTGCAGACCTATGGAATGAAATTAAAAAAGAAGATACTTATGTAACAGTTCCTTATCCTTTTGAATGTTTAAATTTAAAAACACACGGATTAAGAAAAGGAGAGTTAGTTACTATTACAGCAGGTACAGGAATTGGTAAAAGTTCTTTTTGTAGACACGTTGCATTACATTTATTAGAAAAAGATTTTAGTGTAGGTTATATTGCATTAGAAGAAAGCGTTAAACGTAGTGCTCTTGGAATTATGGGAGTATCTATGAAGAAACCTTTACATTTAACACGAGAAGGGACAGATGAGAAAGAACTCAATAAAACTTTTAAGACAACAGTTGGTAACGGGAAATTTTATCTCTACAATCATTTTGGTAGCACTCTTGCTGATAATTTATTATCTAAAATAAGATATTTAGCGAAGGCTTGTAGTGTAGACTTTGTAATATTAGACCATTTACATATGGCTTTATCATCTATTGGTGATGAACACACTAATGATGAAAGAAAATTAATTGATTATACTGTTTCTAAACTAAGAACATTAGTAGAAGAGACTGGTATAGGATTAATATTAGTTAGTCATTTAAGAAGGTCTGAGGGAGACAAAGGCTTTGAAGATGGTAAGAGTGTTGGTTTAAATGCTCTTAGAGGTAGTCAAAGTATTGCTCAACTATCCGATATAATTATTTCAATGAATAGAAATTTACAAGCTGATAATAATATTGCTCAAATAAATATATTAAAGAATAGATTTTCAGGTGAAACTGGAAAGGCTTGTAATCTTTATTATGATTTAAAGACTGGCTGTTTAAGTGAAGTTAAAGGAGAGTTGTCTGATGAGTTTTGATAAAGTTTTTAAACGTAGAAGACAATCAATACAATGGACGGCTTATGTTTTAGAAGCTGTAGGTAAAGCTAAAAAATATCAAAGACCAGTTACATTAGATGTTGGTAAAGAAAGTTCAGCTCTTATGTTAGAAGATGCTCTTTTAAATTTAGCTATGAATGGAGAAAATGCGGCGTGGAGAGTAGAAGTTAAACTACATACATTACAATGAGAAATTTTCCTGAAGATAAAATGTTAATGATGATGTTTATTTTCATCACGCTCTATTTAATTGTGGAGATTATATTTTAAATGAAAAAGAAACCTAGTGAGCCACTTATAATTGGTGGAAAAAGATATTACAAATATAAAATTATTTGGGAAGATATTGTTGGCGATTCAACTTTAGCTACTGCAAATGATTTTATTAAGATGACTTGTGCTGATGTGCATACGGAGTGTTGGATATTTGATAAGACAGATGATTATGTTTATTCTTTTGCAAGTTATTTTACAGATGATGGAGAAATAGAATTTGGGGATAGAAACATTTATCCTCGTAGTGTTATTAAAAGTATGAAGAGAATATAATATGTCAGACTATCAAAAATTATTAGAAATGTGGAGAGAGGAAAAGCAAAAGCGACAGCAACTTGAAACAGAAAATAATAAATTAAAAAATGATTTGAAGACAGAAAAGTTAGATAGAGCATACGACAAATCAGTACACACACAAGAAATAGAAGATTTAATGAAAGGTAAATTTAAAAAATGAAATATTGTTTTGATATAGAGACAGATGGTTTTTTAAATCAATGCACTAAAGTACATTGTATAGTATTAAAAAATATTGATACTAATGAAATACTAAAATTAGATAATGAAACAGCTATAAAAGAATTAGAACAGGCGGATTTAATTGTTGGTCATAACATTATTAAATTTGACATACCCGTCCTAGAAAAGTTTTACGACTTTAAACCTAAAGGAAAGGTTTTTGATACAATAGTAGCAACTCGTTTACTTTACCCTGATGTAAAGGAGCGAGATTTTAAAAGAAAAGACTTCCCTACTAATTGTATAGGACGACACAGCTTGAAAGCGTGGGGGTATAGGGTGGGTAACTACAAGGAAGTCTTTGATACTGACTGGAAAGAATACAGTCCTGCGATGTTGGACTATTGTATTCAAGATGTTGAAGTAACCGATAGTTTATATAAAGCTATGGAACGTAAAGGTTATTCTTGTCAGGCGATGGAGTTAGAACACGAAGTAGCAACTTTAATCTTTAAACAAGAGCGTTATGGTTTTATGTTTAATACAGATGAAGGAGTTAAATTGTATTCTAAATTAAATGCTAGACGTTTAGAGTTGGAAGAGCAATTACAAAAATTGTTTCCACCTAAGTTAGAACGTACACCATTTATTCCTAAAGTTAATAACAAAACTAGAGGCTATGTTAAAGGTGAAACTTTTTATAAAGAAAAGACTGTTACTTTTAATCCTAGTTCAAGACATCACATAGCAGATAGATTAATTGAGAGACACAACTGGAAACCTGAAGAATATACTAATGATGGTAAACCAAAATTAGATGAAACAGTTTTAGCTAGTCTTCCATATCCTGAAGCAAAAGTTTTATGTGAACACTTTTTATTAGATAAAAGGATAGGACAATTAGCAACTGGTGCTCAGGCTTGGTTGAAGAATGAAATAAGTGGTAGAATACACGGCACTTGTAATACTAATTCAACAGTAACAGCTCGTGCTAGTCATACAAACCCTAATTTAGGACAAGTTCCAAGTGTTACAGTTCCTTATGGAAAAGAATGTAGAAGTTTATTCACTGTACCTGATGGAAAAAAATTAGTTGGTATAGATATATCAGGATTAGAAGTTAGATTATTAGCACACTTTATGTCTAAGTTTGATGAAGGTGAATATGCTAAAGTAGTTTTAAATGGTGATATACATACTGAAACAAAAGAATTAGCAGGGTTAGATTCAAGAGACCTTGCAAAAAGATTTTACTACTGCTTCCTTTATGGTGGTGGTGTAAAAAAGATTGCCTTAGTAACAGGTAAGAGTACAAAAGAAGCAAAGAAGATACGAGAAAGATTTTTAAATAATCTTCCTGCTTTGAGTAAGTTATTAAAGCAAGTACAACAAGCGGCTGAAAGAGGATATTTAATAGGTCTTGATAAAAGACAAATTAAAATTCGTTCAGTTCACGCCGCACTCAATTCACTTTTACAAAGTGCAGGAGCTATAGTTTGTAAACAATGGCTAGTTGAGTTTAACAAAGCTGTTAAAGAATATTCTGATGTTCAACAGGTTGTTTGGGTGCACGATGAAATCCAAGTAGAGTGTCCTGAAGATACAGCAGAAGAGATAGGAAAGTTAGCCGTAGAATCTATTAAGCGTACTGGTAAACATTTCAATTTAAGATTACCTTTAACTGGTGAATATAAAATAGGAAATAATTGGAGTGAAACACATTAATGAAAAAGAAAAATAAGAAATTTGATTTCAACGCTAAGAGTAATTTTATGAATGATTTACCCTTTGGCGAAAAATATGAGGACGAGCTTAAAGTAGCCTTAAATGGTCAAATGGAATGTAAAGCTGATAGGTTATGTCAGAAGACTGGTAACATATATGTAGAGACAGAAAGTAGAGGGAAGCCTTCAGGTATTAATGTTACTACAGCTAAGTATTGGGCGTTCTGTTTATGGGTAGAAAAACGTGAAGCTCAAACGTGGGCTATTGTCCCCACAAAAATACTGAAAAAATTAATGAAGGATTATCCTATTAAAGTAGGGGGAGATAATTATACTTCTAAAGGGTATATTATACCTAAAGAAGATTTATTAAATCAAACAATATAAGGAAAGGAAAAATGAAAAAAAAGGTATTACTAATAGATGGAGATATATTAGCGTATAAAATAGCTACAGCTAATGAAGTGAGTACACATTGGGGTGATGGTTTTTGGACATTACATTGTGATGAAACTCAATGTAAGTTTGAAGTGGACGCTCAGATAAATGATTTGGGTTCTACTTTAGAAGCTGACGATTACATTTGTGCTTTAACTGATAAGAATAATTTTCGTAAAGATGTTCTTCCAAGTTACAAAGACAATCGTAAACAAAGACGTAAGCCTATGGTTTTAAATGCTCTTCGTGATTACATTATGAAAAAACATAATGGAGTTATGTGGAAAAATTTAGAAGCTGACGATGTTATGGGTATAATGGCAACTGAACCACACCCTACTGAAGATAGGATTATTGTTTCTATTGATAAAGATATGAGACAGATACCTGCTAAGGTTAGTAGAGATGGTGAAACAGTTGAGGATATACCTCAAAGATTAGCTGACTACTGGTTTATGATACAAACATTGGCGGGTGATAGTACCGATGGGTATAACGGACTGCCAAATGTAGGGGTAAAAACTGCTGAGAAAATGATTAAGCAGTATACTAATGTACCCCTTTTAGACCTATGGAAGATAGTAGTGGGTGCTTATAAGGCTAAAGGCTTTACTAAGAAAGAGGCTTTACAACAAGCTAGAGTTGCACATATTCTTAGACATAAAGAATATAATAAGAAGACTGGGAAGGTAAAACTATGGCAGATAAAGTAACTCAACCACCTCACTATTTTAGATTTAAGATAGAACCGATTACCTTTATTATGCAGAATGATATTCCGTATGCTGAAGGTAATGCGATTAAGTATATTTGTCGTTGGCGTTTTAAACATAAAACTAAAGAGGCTCAGATTGAAGACCTAAAGAAAGCTAAGCAATACATTGATTTAATATTAGAACACGAGGAGAATAAATCTGATGAACAAGTAAAACTTAAACTAGGGAATGACCCTTCGGCATTAAGAAAGACTGGTGTATTATAATGTTGAAGCACAACCATATAATCATTAGGGCTGAAGTAAAAAAGCCACCGAAGGACATTCGCTTCGCAAGAAAATGGATAAGAAAATTTATTAAAGCAATAGATATGAAGATGTTAGGACAACCTAATTCTCATTATGTCTATGACAAAGGGAATAGAGGACTTACTTGTCTTGCTATTCTTAGTACCTCACACATCGCTTTGCACACTTGGGACGAAGTGTCCCCTGCATTAATGCAATTAGATGTTTATTCGTGTAGTGATTTAGATAAGAAGATTGTTTTTAAACAGATAGAACAATTTGAACCAAAGGAGATAAATTATGTTACGATTGACAGGGATAAAGCTATTCATATTAGCAGTCCTTCTTAATGGGTGCAGTGAAATAGCCTTATTATCAAGTGGCACAAGTTTAGCTATAAGTAATAATACATATGCAAAAGCCTATAGTGGTATAGATTTTGCTACAACATTAACAACAGAAAAAGATATTAAAACTCACGCATATCATTATGTTAAAAAAGTTAAAGAACTTAAAGAGTTAGTTAATAATAAAAATAATAAAATTGAAACTGTTAAAACTATACCAGTGGAAGAGTCTATTCTCTATCCACCTGATGAAAACTTATTACTAGCTTCTATATGGACTTACAAAGAAGATAAAATAGAAAATAATAGAATACAATTATATTCTATAAATCAAACGGGATATGAATTAAAATGGTAGGAAAAAAACTCAAAGGTAAGAACCTTAATATGTTTGGAAACCCCATACATCAACCTACTAAAGAATATAAAGAAGGTTGGAATAGAATATTTGGAAAGAAGAAAATGGAAAAAGATTTTTTAGAAGAAGCTGAGAAAGAAAAAAAAGAATTGAATGAATCATACAAAGAATCAAAACGACAAACAGCAGAACGTAAATTAAAAGAAAAAACTGAATCAGAAAAATCACAAGAAGAATTAGAACCTATTGATAAAGAAACAGAAAAGTTTTTTGATGATATAGCAAACAACACCCCTAACTCAGGACAATTTTAAGATGGATTATAATAAAGATAATTTACTAACAGACTTCGGTAAGACTACATTAAAAGATAGATACTTATTACCTGATGAACACTCTCCGCAAGATGCTTTTATGAGAGCGGCAAAAGCCTTTTCAGATAATGAAGAAATGGCAGAAAGAATATATGAGTATGTGTCTAATCTTTGGTGTATGTTTTCTACTCCTATTCTCAGTAATGCAGGAACTAAAAGAGGTATGCCTATCTCTTGTTTCTTAAATTATGTTGGTGATAGTAGAGGAGAACTTGCTGAACACTATACAGAAAACGCTTGGTTAGCTTCTGTTGGTGGTGGTATTGCAGGATATTGGGGACACGTTAGGTCTGATGGAACATTAACTTCAGGTGGCTCTCAATCTTCAGGAGTAATTCCTTTTATGCACGTTGTTGATTCTTTAATACTTGCTTTTTCACAAGGCAAAACTAGAAGAGGAAGTTATGCTTCTTATATGGACATAACACACCCTGAGATATTAGAATTTTTAGATATAAGAAAACCTAGTGGTGGAGATATACATAGAAAATGTTTAAACTTGCATCACGGAGTTAATATAACTAATACTTTTATGGAACTCATAGAGAACTGTATTAAAGAACCTACCTATGATGACAGTTGGGATTTAATAGACCCACATACAAAAGAAAAAGTAAAAACAATATCAGCACGAGATTTGTGGCAAAAAATTTTAGAGAATCGTGTTGCTACAGGTGAGCCTTATGTTTGTTTTACTGATACTATAAATGAAGACTTACCTCAACCACAAAAAGATTTAGGATTAACAGTTAATCATTCTAATCTTTGTACTGAAATTACCCTACCTACTAATGAAACACGAACAGCCGTTTGTTGTTTATCTTCCCTTAACTTAGAAAAATATGAGGAATGGAAAAAAGATAGTTTATTTATTCCTGATATGATTCGTTTCCTAGATAACGTATTACAATACTTTATTGATTACGCACCTGATGAATTATTTAAAGCTAGATTCAGTGCTAATAATGAAAGAAGTCTAGGTCTAGGTACTATGGGTTTTCACGCTTACTTACAATCACAAAACATTCCGTTTGAATCTGCTTTAGCCAAAGCAAAGAATCTCCAAATATTTAAAAAAATTAAAGAACAAGCTGTAGCTGAATCAAAAAGGTTAGCAGTTAAGAGAGGTGAAGCTCCTGATATGGAAGGAACTGGTATGAGAAACTCACACTTGTTAGCTATTGCACCTAATGCTTCTTCTTCAATTATTTGTGGAACAACATCACCATCAATAGAACCTTATAGAGCTAATGCTTATGTTCAAAAAACAATGTCAGGTTCTTTCTTGGTTAAGAATAAATTTTTAGAAAAACTTTTAGAAAAGAAAGGTATTAATACTGAAGAAGTATGGTCAAGTATTGTATCTAATAGAGGCTCAGTATTACATTTAAAAGAATTAACTGATTATGAAAAAGATATATTTAAAACAGCTATAGAAATTAATCAACAATGGGTTATAGAACACGCCGCAGATAGACAGAAGTTTATTTGTCAAGCACAAAGTCTTAATGTATTTGTTCCTGCTGATGTAGATATAAAAGAACTACACGATATACATATGTTAGCTTGGAAAAGAAAATTAAAAACTTTATACTATTGTCGTTCAGAAGCAATCAAAAGAGCTGAATTAGTTTCTAAAAAAATAGAAAGAACAATCATACCTGAAGCAGATTGTTTAGCGTGTGAGGCATAATGGACGGAAAGAAACCTGATGTTATTCAAGTAGAATATGATGACAAGAAAAAAGTTATCTATGTCAATAAAGATAAGCAAACAGTATTGTGGACTGTATACCACACAATTTTAGCCTTAGAATTAGGTGCAATAGTTATTATAGAAGGGATTGAATTATTAACACGATGAGTTTATTTAAAGAAAGAATACACTATAAACCATTTGATTATGACTGGGCGTTTGAATCATATGATACTATGCAAAAAATGCACTGGCTTCCTAGTGAAGTACCCTTACACGAAGATATAAGAGATTGGAATGAAAGACTTACTAAAGAAGAGAAGAATTTAATTAATCAAATATTAAAATTTTTTACTCAAGGTGATGTAGATATAGCTAAAGCATACTTAGATAATTATATTCCTAAGTTTAAACCACCTGAAGTTAGAATGATGTTGTCTGCTTTTGCTAGTTCTGAAGCTAATCACGCTCACGCTTACGCTTTACTTAATGATACTTTAGGTGAGCCTGAATTGTTAGACTTTAAAGCATTTCAAGAATACAAAGAGATGTCAGATAAACACGAATATTTATTTAAAGATAAAGGAAAAGGTCTTCAAGGTTTAGCTAGAGACATCGCTTGTTTCTCTGCATTTGGAGAAGGGCTACAACTGTTTGCCTCATTTGTTATGCTACTTAACTTTCAAAGATATGGTAGAATGAAAGGTATGTGTCAGATAGTTACTTGGTCTATTAGAGATGAGACACACCACGTTGAAAGTATGATAAAATTATTTAAAACATTAGTAAAAGAAAACCCGAATATTTGGACAGAAAAATTTAAAGCAAGTATCTATCAAACAGCAAGAGATATGGTTGAGCTTGAAGATAAATTCATAGATTTAGCTTTTAATATGGGTGGTATTAGAGGACTAAGTTCTGATGAAGTTAAGAAATATATAAGATATATAGCGGATAGAAGATTACTACAGCTATCATTAAAACCTAATTATGGAGTTAAAGATAACCCTTTAGGGTGGTTAGACTGGGTATTAAATGGTGTAGAACACGCTAATTTCTTTGAGAATAGAGCAACAGAATACAACAAAGGAACTTTAACTGGGAAACTTTGGAACTAAAGTGCCCGTTTTAGAAGAATTATATGGCAAAAAATAATGAAGAAGATTTAGTTTTACCTATCAAATCAGAAGATTTGGTAAAACTTTTGAATAATGTATACCCTGAGAAGTCACCTAATTTAAAAGATGATACTAAGACTATCTATTTTAAAGCAGGTCAAAGGGACGTAGTACGATTCATAAACACACTTAAAGAGAGGACTAAATAACTATGTGTATGTCAGCACCAAAACAACAAGCCGCTCCAATTCAAAGAGCACCTGCTCAGGTTGCTTCAAGAATGGAAGAAGTTGTAGAGAAGCCGATAGAGTTGGTAACAGCCGATAAAGATATTAAGAAGAAAAAGAAAATAGCTTCTGCAAAAGGCACATCAGCTTTACAAACTGGCTTAGGAATTAATACGACTGGTTCAAGTTCAGGCGTATCTTACTCAGCATAAAGGATATAAATGGCAACTAAAAAGAGCAACGAAACAATGCTACAGGTAAACCCTACAGCAAAAGAACGATATTTAAAATTAAAAGATAAGAGAGAAATGTTCGTTGATAGAGCTCAAGAGTGTAGTGAACTTACAATATCTTCTTTAATCCCAACAGACGGACACAATCATTCCGCAAAAATATACAATCCCTTCCAATCGGTAGGAGCTAGAGGTGTAAACAATTTAGCCTCTAAGTTACTTCTTTTATTACTCCCACCAAATTCCCCATTTTTTAGACTATCCGTTAGCGGAAAAACAAAAGAAGAACTTGATAAAAATAAAGAATTAAATTCAGAAATAGAAAAGTCTTTAGCAAGAATTGAAAGAGAAGTTTCTAAAAAGATTGAAGAGTTAGCTTTAAGAGTTAGTGTATTTGAAGCTCTTAAACATTTAATAGTATCAGGAAATGTATTAACTTATCTTCCTAAAAAAGGAACGATGAGAGTATTTCCTATTACTCATTATGTATGTAATAGAGATGCGTCAGGAAACATATTAGAAATAGTTATTAAAGAAAGTATTAGTCCTTTAAGTTTAGATTCAGAAGTTAGAAACATAGTAGTTCAAGATGCTGATTATAAAAAAGATGAAGATGTAGAATTATATACACATATCTATAAATTAGAAGATGGAAAATTTTATATCTGTCAAGAAGTAAATGGAATTAAACTTCCTGATTCAATCGGTACATATCCTCAAGACCAACTTCCTTACTCAGCTTTAAGAATGGTTAGAATTGACGGCGAAGATTATGGAAGAGGTTATGTAGAAGAATTTTTAGGAGACCTTAAATCATTAGAAGGATTGTCTCAAGCACTTGTTGAAAGTGCGGCGGCTTCTTCTAAAGTAGTATTTATGGTAAGACCTAATTCTGTAACTAAGAAAAGAGATTTAGCTTTAACTAGAAATGGTGATATTATTACTGGTTCAGAAGAAGATGTATCTGTATTACAAGCACAGAAACAATATGATTTACAAGTAGTAGAAAGAAGTATTCAAAAATTAGAAGAAAGAATGTCTTATGCTTTCTTATTGCACACAGCAATTCAAAGAGATGCTGAAAGAGTTACTGCTCAAGAAATTAGATATATGGCTGAGCAATTAGAAACAGCTATGGGTGGAGTATACTCATTATTATCACAAGAGTTTCAACTTCCATTAGTTAAAATACTAATGAAACGTATGCAAGAATCAAAAGAAATTCCTGCACTACCTAAAAATTCAGTTAAGCCTACAATTATTACAGGTATTGAAGCATTAGGTAGAGGAAATGATTTACAGAAATTAAGAGAATTTGTGGCTGAGATAGTTAATTTAGCTCAGGTTAATCCACAAGTAGTTCAAACGCTTAATCCTTCTGATTTAATTAAACGTATCGCTACAAGTTTAGGAATAGAGATGGAAGGTTTAATTAAAAGTGAAGAACAATTAGCGGCTGAACAACAAGCACAGCAAGAACAGATGCAACAACAACAAATGATGCAGATGGCGGAGAAAGCTGTAGCTCCTGTGGCGAGTAATATGACTAAGCCACAACCACAATAATAAAAGGAAAATAAAATGGTAGAACAAGTAGAAGTTAAACAAGCTGAAACTACTGCTGAGAAACCAGTGGAAGAGAATAAGCCTACACAAAGTAAACCTGAAGGTTTGCCTGAAAAATTCAACTCAGTTGATGAATTAGTCAAATCGTATTCAGAGTTAGAGAAAAAACTTGGTGAGCAATCTCAACCTACTAAGGAATCAGTAGACCCAGTTTCAAAGGCTGAAGTAAAACAAGAAGAACAACCTAAATCTGATTTAGATATTGCTACAAAAGCAGTAGATAGTGCAGGTTTAAATATGGAAACTCTTTCTGAAGAGTTTGCTAAAGATGGTAAACTTGCTGATGGTTCTTATAAATCATTAGAAAAAGCAGGAATACCAAAAGAGTATGTGGACAGATTTATTGCAGGACAACAAGCAATAGCTGACCAACAATCAGCATCAGTTAAAAATATGGTTGGCGGAGCTGAGGCATATGATAGTATGTCTGAGTGGGCTAGTAATAATTTATCTGAAACTGAAAAACAGGCTTACAATACAGCAGTAAACAGCAAAGATTTAGAAGCTGTTAAGTTAGCTGTAGTAGGTCTTAAAGCAAGATATGCACAATCAACTGGAAGTGAACCTAAATTAGTAGAAGGTAAAGCATCTCCAAGTGGTGAACAAGGTTTTGCATCTTGGGCTCAGGTAACACAAGCTATGTCTGACCCTAGATATGCGAAAGACCCTGCTTATCAAGCTGAAGTTAAAAATAAACTAGCTAATAGTAAGATATAATATGAAAAAGAAAAAAAAGAAAAAAGATAAAAAGAAGAAAAAAAATAAGAAAAAGAAAAAATAATTATGTGTATAGGTTCAGACAGTAGTGCTCTTAGTGTCGCTAAAGATGATTTACAAAGTAATAAACTAAAAAAACTTAAAGCGACTATTGATTCCGATGTCGCTACTGATGAACAGAAAAAAGAATACGCAGAATTACTAAATAAAGCTACACCATCAATGAAATAAAAGATAGTTGTGCAACCTTTATAGGTGGCAACTGCCAAGTAAATAAGTATATTATCTTTACCTTCCTGCGGGAAGACAATTTAGTATAAGAAGCTGAAAGTACAAGGCTTTTATTAACAACAATAACCATAAATTCAAAGGAGAATAATTATGGCAAACGCAACACCAGTTTCCGTTGGTCTAGTAAACAAAGCGGGAACAGAAGATGCACTGTTTCTAAAAGTTTTTGCAGGAGAAGTTCTTACTTCTTTTGACAGAGCTTCTAAGACAACAGGGCAAGAGATGGTTCGTTCTATCTCTAGTGGAAAAAGCGCAACCTTCCCAGTTATGGGCAGAATTGACGCTTCGTATCATACAGCAGGAGCAGAAATTACTGGTTCTGATGTAAACCACAACGAAAAGGTTATTACAATTAATGACCTTTTAATATCTTCAGTGTTTTTATCAAACATTGAGGAAGCAAAAAATCACTGGGACGTAAGAAGTGCATACTCTGCTGAAATCGGTAGAGCTTTAGCTTTCGTTAAAGACAAGCACGTTTTACAAACTATTGGTTTAGCGTCACAAGCGGCGGCAAACGTATCTGATACAGGATATGGTGCAGGTTCAACTGTGACAAATACCGACATCGCTAATGCGACTGCGGCTACAAGTGCTAATGGGTTTATCACAGCATTATTTGACTGTGCTAAAAACTTAGATAACAACTACGTTCCTTCAGAAGGTAGAAAATGTTTCTTAGACCCTGAAATGTACTACAAGTTAGCTAATGCAACTAATGCTATTAACGTAGACTTTAGTGGTAGAGGCTCAATCGCAGAAGGTAAAGTAACAAAAATAGCAGGTATTGAATTAGTACCTATGGCTCATTTTGTGAAAGATGATGTAGGAACTTCAGACGTAGATGCAGGTTCAGCAACA